TTCGCGGTTTGCTTGCACCTTATCTAAATCCAAATGCAATGGTCGGCTAATGGCTACAGCTCTTACAACTCTTAGAGCCACAATAGCTACAGCTCTAGCCAATCCAGGTACGTGGCAGGTCTTTTCCTTTCCGCCTGCCACCATCTTGGCTAACAGTGTAATTGTTGCCCCTGCAGATCCCTACGTAACCCCTAGCAATAATTCATATAACACTGTTTCGCCACTGGCCACTTTTAAAATAATTATGACGGTACCAATGTTTGACAACCAGGGCAACCTGGCAGGTATTGAAGATACGGCTGTGGCTGTATTTAATAAATTGGCTGCATCATCAATTGTTTTTAATATAACGGCATTAAGTACACCTAGCGTATTGAACGCAGCTAGCGGAGATTTACTTACTGCAGATTTTACCCTGTCCGTACTAACGAGTTGGAGCTAATAATGGCATGGAGTGAAGAGGATCTAGCCTTTTTTAAAAGAATTGGGCAAGAGGTACCGAAAGAAAATATAGACACAGAAACAGTAAAACCTACTAAAGAGAAAGACGAGGAATAGGCCGTGGCCATATTTTTATCCAATGGTGTACAAGTCACGCTTAATAGCGTTGTACTGACTACCGTAACAACAAGCGCAAGCATTTCGAGAACTTTCGATCAGCTTGAAGTTACAGCTATGGGCGATACAGCTCATAAGTTTGTAAAAGGTCTAGAGGCAAGCACTATTACTCTTGATTTCCTTAATGATGATTCAGCATCGGGCGCTGGTTCTGTTCGCGCAGCATTGCAGTCAGCTTGGGGTACAACAGTGCCACTTACGCTAAAGCAAACAAGCGCAGCTACATCAAGTACAAACCCGCTTTACAGCACAACAGTATTGGTAAATAACACTACCGATATTAACGGCGCTGTCGGTGATGAATCTACTCAGAGCATCACTTTTACATGCAACTCACCAATTGTAATTACTACTTCATAACAAAAAGAAACGGGGCTAACAATGGCAAAACTTAAAATAACAAGGGCTAACGGAGATGTAAGCGAACACGCAATCACTCCAAAAATTGAGTATGCCTTTGAGTTGTACGCAAAAAAAGGTTTTCACAAAGCCTTTAGAGATGATGAAAAGCAAACGGATGTTTACTGGTTAGCGTGGGAGTGCCTACGAGCTAGTGGCGTTGTAGTAGATGCTTTTGGTGCCACATTTTTAGAAACGTTATCTAAAGTTGAGGTTTTAGATGATGACCCTTTGGGGTAGTGGGGCGGGGTTCTTTTGGTTACTTGGTTGCACAGCTAGCCGTTGAAACAGGGATCCCACCCCAGCACCTTTTGGATTTAGATCAAAATATGTTTAGGAATATGTTGAAAGTATTACAAGACCGAGCGAAAGAAGTGGAAAATGCCAAGCGTAGAAATAAGAGGTAACACAGACCTACGCAAAGCATTACGCCGTTTTGCACCTGATCTTGAAAAGACTTTAAAAATTGAAATGCGTGAAGGGTTAAAGCCTGTCGTAAAGCAAGCCCGCGGTTTTGTACCTGGCGTATCGCCGTTAAGCGGCTGGGCAAACAGATCCTTTAATGAGGGCAACTTTCCTACTTATAGCCCTTACTCAATTGTTAAAGGTATTGGCTATAGCACTAACGTTACAAAGCCTAATAAAAATGGTTTTACCTCTATGGCAAGTATTTTCAATAAATCAGCTGTAGGTGCTATTTATGAAACTGCAGGTCGCAAAAACCCTAATGGTCAAAAGTGGGTTGGATCTAAGGCAGGCGGTACAGGTAAAGGCGTAAGCCGCTCATATAACCCTAAAGCGGGTGAGCAATTTATAGATGCCTTGCCACCGTTGGTATCTAGCCTTAAAGGCCGTGGACGTTTAATTTATAGAGCGTGGGCGGCTAACCGTGGCTTGGCTGAAGGCATTGTCAATAAAGCTGTGGACAAAGCGATTACACAATTTTACGCCAGGAATAAAGAAACTAAGTTTAGTAGGGCTGCCTAATGGCCGAAGTAGATATTAGAGTCAATTCTAAAGCTGACCTTAAAGGATTTAAACAGGCCGAAACAGCGGCTATGAAATTACAAAAATCTGTCAAGCAATTAGGTAGCGCTTTTGGCATTGCTCTTGGCGCTAAAGCCATTGTCAATTTTGGTAAAGCCTCATTGAAGGCTTTTGCTGCAGATGATAAAGCTGCTAAAACACTTAGCAAGACCTTAGATAATTTAGGATTGGCTTTTGCAGATCCAGCGGTTAAAAAGTTTATTGCAGGATTGGAAGATCAATACCATGTCTTAGATGACAAGCTGCGCCCTGCCTACCAAAAATTAGTCACCACAACTGGGGATTACAAAAAATCACAAAGCTTGTTAAAAACTGCTCTAGACCTTTCGGCTATGAGCGGAGAAGATGTTATCTCTACGGCAGATGATCTTGCCCAGGCTTATGCGGGTAACACAAAAGGTTTGCGCAAGTATGGATTGGGACTTACAAAAACCCAATTAGCTGCTATGTCTTTTGAAGAAATCCTGGTCAGAATTACAGAGATCAGCAAGGGCCAAGCTACAGATGCCGCAAATACTTTTGCAGGAGCTTTAGATGCCCTTAACGTCTCGGCTAACAAAGCCCAGGAAACTATTGGTCAAGGCTTAGTACAAGCTTTTACCGAAGCTGCAGGTGCTAAAGGTATTGGAGCCATGCAAAATGGCATAGCCGATCTTGCTACAGGTATCAGTGATGCCATTATTGGCACTGAGCGCTTAGTCAAACTATTCTTACTTACAGCCGATTTTGATTTTAAAGGTGCAATTAACTTTTACAAAGAAACCAAAAAGGCCGACATGCTTGCCCGCCAGCAATATGGTGGTGCGGCTGCTAATAAATATATTGCCGAGGCCCAGGCGGCAGCCGATAAAAAAGCAAAGGCCAATGCCGCAGCTCAGCTAGCAATACTTAATAAGCAAAAGGCAGCTCAGGCAGATATTCTTAAAAAGAAATTATTAGGCTTGGCAATTGATAAAGCCAACCTTGCTTTAGGCAAGGGATCAGATGTATTTAATATGGATGCCATCCAGGTAAATGCAGCTCTTATCAGCCAGGCAGAGCAATTAGGTAAGGCAACTACCTCGGCGCAGCTTTTGGCTATTGCTAACGATACAGCTCGCCTTAATGTTAAAAAGTCTATGTATGAGCTAGAGCAAGCAATAGCCTCAGGTGATATCAAGGCAATTGAAGCTGCTACTAATAAACTTAACAAGGATGTAGAAATCTTAGGCGCGCTGCAAAATCAAAAATACACTGTTACACAAATAGCAGATATTCTTAATGCCTTAAAACCTAAAGAGCTTATAGATATTGAAAACTTAAAATTGGCTTTAGCCCTTTTGGCACAACTTAAAATACCTAGTCTTAATGTGCCTGGTCCTTCTAATTCGCCAACTCTAATGCCTCCAACAAACGGCTCACCGTTTGTACAAACACCCAATTCAATTTCACCTACAACCCTGCCTCGCACTTTAGATGAAGTAAATACAGCTGTTGCAGATTTAGGCGGCGTTGTAACAGTGATTGGCCAAAATGGTAAAGAGTTTACGGCGCTTGTAGATGGTGCAGCTGCCGTATTTCAAGGGTTAGAGGATAGCGTGGCCAAAAACCTATTTATTGCGCAAGGTATTTTAACCCAACCTTTCAATCCTGGATCTTTTAGAACGGCTGAGGGTGGCTCTATGTTTAACTCAGGTGCTAGAGGGGCATACGACAACGTTGGTACAACTGTCAATATAACTGTACAAGGCTCAGTGCTTAGCGAGCAGGATTTAGTACAAGTAGTACAAAATGCCGTACAAGCCAATAATCGTTATGGGAATAACCTTAATGTGGCGGGGTCGCTCTAATGGCTATTCCAATCCTTAATGCTGTTATTAACTTTTCAACTGGACCATCATTTTCACAAACTATGGTTTTAGGCACTGGCATTTTAGGTACCAATATTTTGGGCGATAGCGCAGCTGTTATTGTAGATGTATCTGACCAGGTGGACCAGCTACGCACACAGCGCGGTAGAGATGTTCAGTCAGATCAATTTCAAACTGGCACTATGGCAATGCGGCTTATAGATCAAAATGGAGATTTTAACCCGCAAAACGTAAACAGCCCTTATTACGGCTTGCTAA